GATGTAAAAACACCAGACGACAGTAATGCAGAAAAGGGCTGCGCTTGTAATAGCGAAAGCCCAATCTTTCATTTTTTAATCCAAGTCTGCCAGACAGCACCAGCAGCCATGATTAGCGCACCCACCCACAGAATAGGCTTTGCTGCTGAAGCTACCCATCCCAAGACTTTAAAAGCCCCATCAAGAGCCTTCATAGCCTCTACCAGACCTTTTGTGTTCTGGTCTATGCTATCTACCTTACTTTCGACTTCAACAAGCCTGTCGTAGATTTGCTTGTGGGTGACTTCGTTTTCCATGATTCACCTCAAATGGTAGGCATTTCAACCCAATCAGGATTGCGAGGCCATGTGACAGTCGCTCTGGCATCAGAAACTATCGATGGGAAGTCACGCAATGTCTGACGATATGTTGCCCACTCAGCCTTCTTAGGAATCGTGCAATCAGCAATCTGAGTCCAATCACAAGCAAGCAATAGAGCATTGCGTGTGGCTCTTAGTTGAGACATTGCAGAATCCTTGGCTGCTTGGATTTCTTCAGCACTTAATGATTCAACTTGGACAATAGAAACAAACTCACCATCGTCATAGGCAGAGCATGAAACCAACTTTTGAGTCAGACTGTCATGGGCTTTAAAGGCATTGACCTTCTTGGCATTGTTGGCAGTTAAGAATTCAGCACTTGGGCCACTAGTGGGAAATGATGTACTGCTAAACAGTTCACGATAATCGCCAACTGTAATGGGGTTAGTTAAGATTGCAATTTGCATGATGTTTCCTTAGATTGGGCCTTTGTCAGAGAGTGCTGATGTTGGAGGTGTGAAGTTTGAGGTGTATCGGGCATAGCCTTTGGTGATGCGTAGGTCATCAATGTATCCATAAAATTTGCTATTTCCTGATGTTGTGTTGTCAGAAGCAATAAACAAAGGATTTATTAGTGTTCCTGTACCTGTATTGGTTGCAGAATAACCAGACACACCATTAATAAAAATTTGTAAATTGTTAGCAGAAGTTCTAGATATTGCTATGTGCGTCCATGAAGAATTGCTTAACGAATTTGACGAACTAACCAAACCCGCACTATTAAAGAAATTTATTACACCTGATGACCTCGTAACATAAATTCCATAAAGAGCACTAGCCGCATCAATATTGCTACCAAGCAAAGCATCATAAGCACTTGCGCCACCAGTACCATTGCCCAAACGATAAACCCACATTTCAATCGTAAAAGCACCAGTATCTAATGAGTTTATTACTTTGTTTGAAACAGCTAAAGCATCACCAGTACCATCAAAATACATTGACCCTGTTCCATACTTCACCACGCTTGTAGAAATCTGTGCGTTACCCACAGTTTCTAAGTCGTTCATCATGGCGTTGTCAAAGATTGCGCCATTAGTACAATTAAGAAGCAAGGATGTATTTGTGACTGCCGTTAAGGGTGCTGTTGGCGGTGTAAAAGATGAAGTGTAAAGAGCAGTTCCTTTGACTAATCTTAAATCGCTTACATAAGCATTTAAAAAATCTGAGCCAGTGTATCTAGCACCAAGGGCTAATGTTGAAGTTGCATAATTAGATGTGTCAGCAACTGAATTGGTTTGTGTTCCATTGACAAAGAATTTAGTCACGCCAGAACTTCTAGAGATGGCTACATGAGTCCAATTTGTTGCTTTAAATGTTGAACTAGTAAATCCAGAACTAATGGATGTTCCTGCACCATTCCAAAAAGTCCAATTATTACTAGATTCTTGAGCAAGAAATGATGCGCTAGTTGCACCAGCATTTCTCATATCAAATATGAATTTTGTTGTTGAATTATTTACCGCATTAAAATAAATCCAAAACTCTATCGTGAAATCTCCAGTACCAAATTGTGTGGCATTTGCTGAAGTGTTTAAATAATCCCCACTACCATCAAAGTACCCTGACCCACCAATCACGCTTGTGGAATAGGCGGTAGAAGTACCAAATGGGTTGAAGCGTTGAACGCTTGTGTCGCCATTTCGTGTGATAGTAAAGTTGTTTGCACTTGTATCAATAAACCTATTGCTTTGACAAGTTAACAGTTGAGTGTTTGTGATTGCTGTTAGTGGTGCTGTTGGAACAGTCAGAGTTGACGATGTGGCATCATATGGGCCAGCACCCTTTATTACTCTTAGGTTTGAAATATAACCAGTAATTCGCTCATTACCAGCGTTTGTTGCGCCTATACCGACAGTTTGTGCAACATCGTTTAAAGAATTTGTGCTTAACGATGCACTAGTACCATCACGGCTTCCATTTATATATTGAGATATAGTTCCAGAAGTGCGAACCAAAGCAACATGAACCCACGCATTTGCTGGCACATCAGCACTTGATGTTAATGTAATAAATGAAGAACCATAATAAACATTTGATACTAATTTATTTGTACTCAAAATGTAAAATGACCACGCTGAACCTGCTGCACTTGCGTTATCAGATTGAATCACAATCATTTGAGTTGCGCCATTAACAGTTCTGTAAACCCAAGCCTCTAGGGTAAAGTTTCCAGAGCCAAACGCCCACGCAGAATTATCAGGAACAGTTAAATAGTCACCTGTACCATCAAAGAAATTAGACCAATTAGACCCATAAGGCGAGAAAGAGCCTTGGGTTGTATTGCCGTTGCGGGTAATGGTGAAGTTGTTTGTACTGCTATCCAAGAACGTATTGTTCTGTGCGCCATTAGTTCCATCACCATGCAAGAGCATAGTGACGTAGTTAAATTGTGCGTCTGGCCCACCGCCTGATGGTGTTGCTGTTTTAGATGCTGCAAACATTTATCAGTCCTTATGGTGTGTAGTTCTGTGCAACAACGACACCATACCAGTTTGTGCCATCAGCAAAGAAACTTAAAATATCTTGTCTGCTTGCAGTAGATGTAATAGTCGGTGCAGTACCACCAGCCCACTTAACTGTTGACCAAGTAACTGTGCGTGAGCCTGTCGCATCTTGCTTTAATAACATGATGAAAGACTTACCACTTGTAGCCGTTGGCATTGTGATAGTCGCATTGCCTGTCAGGGTAATAATCTGTACTGTTCCGTTGGTCAAAGCCAAAGTAATAGCAGTAGAACTATTAGCCGTGAACGGAGTCTCTACATAGTTAGTTACTGTTGGGTTAGATAACACACCAGTATTGATAGTGGGTGATGTCAGAGTCTTGTTTGTCAGAGTCTGAGTATCAGTATCACCAACAATAGCACCACTAGGCGCAGTAACAGCAGTCATTGCTGACGTTCCGTTACCCTTGACAATGCCTGTCAGAGTTCCTACACCTGTACCTCCAGCAGCTACAACTGTAACATCACCAGATAGACCTGCTTGCCAATCCTTTAACTGCGACATTAACTCTCGGATAGCATCGTTAATACCAGATGGCGCACAGCCCTCTGCAATGTTAATTCCGTCAATGTCTGTGTTATTAGCTGGTGTAGTGCTAAATTCACTAATCTTTGTCTTTGGCATTATTTACTCCGTTAAATTATTGACCTAGCAGACCGCCAGATAAAAGTTCTTCAAGATATGGATATACCTGTTCAACCAATTGCGAACCTGCTGCTGCGCTAGTTGCTGGAAACAATAAACTGTTTGGCATTGCATTAGGTATTGTCGCACCACGCACCGCTTCTTTGGCTGGCATATTCCTAAATATATCTTTAGCAGTCCCCATTGCATTTTGCAATAAATACTGACCACCTGCTGTAACAGGGTCACCTGTGGCTGCTAATGTTCCACCAGTAGATATTTTTTGTAGCAAGTCACCCAATCCTCTTGACAACTCATAAGCAGAGCCAGAACGATTGATAGAACCTGCACCAGCAAAGTTTGCTGATAATGGATTATCTGGAGGCAAAATCCTAGATAGCTGAGTACGCAAGTCAAACAACTTACCCAAGTCTTCACCATTAAAAACTAAGTCAAGAATTTCACTTCCTTCTTTAGTAGCTTTATCAATCCTTTGAACAACCTTTAAAGGATTAGCAGGGTCACCAGCAGAGCCATTGATAATTTGATAGAACACAGCCTCACGAACTCGATTTACTTCTGGTGAGTCTGCACCATACGCTTTTACAAGTCTATCAATTGTTCTAAAAGCATTTTGGTTGCCACCAACATCAGCGTTTCCAAAAATCTTGTTAACAATTTCTGGAGAAGTTACATCATCGTTTTTAATGATTTGCTCAATAGACCTTCCAGCAGTATCACCACCAAGCCTTTGAGATGGCTCAAATAATTGACCATATTCTGTACGCTTTGCTCTTGCGTCTTTTAACTTAGTAACAGCAGTCTCGTCACCCAAGAACTTACCTTGTTGAACCAAGTCATCTAACCATGTGTCAAAAGCCTTAATGGATGTAAGAGCAGCAGCCTTTCTTTCGTCATTGCTTGCAGAGTTTGCAGTTCTTGAAAGAACACGCCTAACTTGCTCTGTCTTCCCCAAAGAGAAAGAATCTTCACCAAACTTTTCTGTAAGTTCACGCAAATACTTAATATTTGCCATCATCTCAGGATACAACTTAGGGTCAAGAATCCTGTCACCAGCTAAAGCAAAATCTGTTGCGTATTGCGCCAATCCATTGAAGTCATCTGGCATAACAGAAAAAGGAACATCCTTCATTTCTTTATATGCTTCATCTACTTCTTTGAGTTTTGCAGATGCTGTCTTACGCAAGTCTTCAGCAAGGGCAGAGCCTTGTTCTTGACGAGTGGTAAATGTAGGTTGTGTAGTTCTACCAGTTTGAGCCTGTAAACGCTCTTGCGCCTCTTTAATAGCTTGGGCTTGTGCCAAGTCAAACTCACGCATGGTAGTAGCAGCTTTATCACCAGATGCGCCAGCCCTCATGCGATATTCACGAGCAAGTTGATTTACATCACCAGTTTGCTGACCCTTTGTTGTCGGAATACCAGATGCTTTTGATTCTGCTTTTGCAACAGATGTTGACAATACCGCATCATCATAAAATGACCTACCTGCTTGTTGGCGTAACTTATCCAACTCCATCAGAATGTCGGGTGTCCATCTTGAAGTGTTTAAGCCTTGGTCAATAAAATATTGCTCAACGTCTGGCTTTAGTCTGCCTTGGTTGTCTAAAATGCTTTGCTTTTTGCCAAACTTTTTAGCTAAGTTTTCACCAATATTTTGACCAAATCCACCAAACAAAGATGTTGCACCTGCTTGCAAATATGATGTGTCTTTTTCTCCACCAAGTATTTGTGCAAGGTTTTGCATTGAAAGGTCTGTTACACCAGCCGTAGTTCCAGCAACAGTAGCCCTTCTTACAGGTGTAGCCAAAGCACCTTGTGCTAATGCTCTTAATGGAGGAGGAAGAACTTGTGAGCCTACTTTAAGCGCACCCATTACTCCACCAGTAGAAACAATATCAGCAATAGATGGAGTCAAAAACTCCGCTACATCTTCACCAGTTAGACCTTGCTTTGTAATGGCATAGTTCTTGTCTTTGTATGTTATGTATGGAACATAGTTCCCTGCAATAACATCAAACTTAATTTCAGCAGTTGGAAGATTTTTAACAATTGCTTTAGCTTGGTCTAATGGAGAACCTGCATTTAGAACAGCACCAATAACCGCTTTACCTGCGCCAGCATCTTTTAACAATTGCAAGTAACCAGCCATTTGTCCACGCTCAGATGGCTCAATGCGCTGAGACTTTTCTTTTTGAACCAATACTGATTCAAGCCCTGCAAATGGGTTTCCTGTAACTGGTGTTAATTTAGCCATGCTTAGTCAACCTTAAAATACTTAGGTGTTCCATCAGTATTTACTCCAGACTGAATATAGTAGTTACCATCATCAGCAAGTTTTGCAACTGTTGATTTTTTATTTATCATCACAGTTTTTGATGGAGGCTTCTTAATATCTGCAAATGGATTAGGAACGGCTTTCTCTGGATTTAAACCAAACGCCTTAGCGTAGTCCTTATACATATCAATTGTTTCTGTAACACCTCTTTGTTGGTTAGCAACATATTGATACGCTTGATTTAACAAGTCTGCTCTTTCGCTTTCTAGCAATGTTTGACCGCTTGCCAGCTTTATAGCCATTCCTTTAAATTTCTCAGGGATAGAACGAGATTGTTTAATCATCTCAATCTCACCTTCACGCACAGTAGATTGTGGGTCAAGAACTTTAAAGAATGTATAAAGCATTGTCGTATCACCCTTTTGAGTCGGGTTTGTGGCAGCGTTATACATTGTTTGATAAGCAGTAGCCGTGTCTTTCGGGCCTTTAAAGTCTTGCCTAATATCGCTTTGCAATTTAAGACCAGCCATTGCTACAGCAGTTGGGTCTTTCAAATCTACAGAGACTTTAGGTGCTTTCCCTGCGTCTTTTCTGTCAATGTAAGCACGAACCAATGCTCTTTCAGTCTGAGTCATTTCATCAACTGGAGTCATAATTCCAAGAACTTGTCTTGCTTCTTTTACATCTCCAGCGATATCTGGTTTTTCTTTCTTTATTGCGCCTTGAGCAACAGATACTGGCTTACCATCAGCACCAATTTCAAAACGAATTTGATTTTCACCAAGCGTATAACCTTCTGGGCGCATTGCTTTGTTTGTAGCAACCAACTCAGCTAAAGTCTTACGTCCTTCAGCAGAACCCATAAGTTGTGGCGCAGCACGAGCCAAATCAAAGCCACCAGCAGTCATGCCTTCGCCTACTCGCTGACCCATTATGTCCTCGCCATAAATCTCTTGAGGCTTGGTTACAGCACCTTGGATAACGCTTTGAATTCGTTGTTGTTCAGCTAGTTGTTGTTGTTCTAATTTACGCTTACGAATCATGTCAGCCAACTGGACATTCTGCAACTGGCTTTGCATAGCCTCAGACATACCACCACGATATGCTTTCTGACCTTGTTGCAATCCCTCAACAATAGATTGTCCAGTATTACCACCTTGGAATAAACGCCCTGCTAGGGCATACAAGGCTTGTGCTTGTGCGTCTTCACGATTACGAGCAATGTCAGCTTGTGACATACCCAACAGACCCATTGTGTCTGCACCGCTAGTCCCAAAAATGTCTAATAGTCCAGCCATGTTTAATCCCACCAGTTAGAGCCAAGAGCAGGGTAATTAGCGTCAATAGTTCCCATGTTTGTTGGTGCATTACCACCAAGGAAACTTGAACTAAATGGGTTTATGTAACTCAGGTTAGGTGAGCCTAGATTCTTATAAACACCAGCAGCAGTCGCAGCAGTACCTAATACTTTCTGCAAGGTAGAAGTATCAGCAGAACCAGCAGCAGTAGTAGAACCCACTCGTCCTAATGGATTGCCATATACCAACGACATATAGTTTTGCAAGTTCTGTTGTGGCTGGTTTTGCAAGAAGTTAAAACGCTGAATATCAGCACCTAACTGTTGACCTGTGTAGCCCTCACGAATCTGACCAGCTTGCATCAATTGGTTAATGTCTTGGTAATCAGCAGCAGCTAACTGAGGCGCAGCACCAATAGCAGCTTGTTGCCTTGCTCTCTCTTGCTCGTAGTTCTGATAAGCTAATTGACCTGCTGTGTTAGTCAATGCTTGAGCATACTGACCAGATGCCCTGTCTTGTAGATTACCCATAGCACCAGAGCCATAACGACCAGCCAAACTAGCTTTGGATGCAATGTCACCCATTGTGCTTTGAAATTGAGTCTGAGCAGCTTGTGCAGCAGGGGCAAATGCACCTTGAAAGAATGGATTGCCACCTAGATAAGCACCACCTAAAGTTCCCTGTAATTGCTGTTGAGCAAGTCCAGTTAAAGGGCTACCCGCTAAAGCACGAGTTTCTAAGGCTTGAACGCCAGCTTGTGTAGTCTGCGATGGTGCTACAAAGGTTTCGCCTGTGTAGTATTTAGGGCCACCGCCCTGATACAGATTTGATGCCTGTTGCAGACCATACGTTAGATATGGTGCAATTAGTGGGTCAACAGTTTGAGTGGTAGTAGTAGCCATCTTTTACTCCTAGAGTTTCGGATTCCAAGATGGGTCATCCACGGAATCCATTATACATAAATTATTAAAATCAACCAATAATTGCATACCGATATGTCTTATTTGCAGTTGAATTGGCAAAGTGGGTAATCGTAGCCGTCCCCTGTCCTTGGGAACTAGCGTAAATACCATTAAAAGTAGCACCACCGCCTACTAAATTCATAGTAGCTATGACTGATGGCACAGCAGGTCTTGTCGGG